GAGTGTTCTTTCTATGCGGGGCGTTGGGACACTATTTCTTTTTACGGGAGCAGTAATCCTAAATTCACGAGGAAAAATCACGCCAAGCGAATGGATATTTTACCCCCTCCGAGAATACCAGTTGGCTTCCGTACACGCACGCCTATTATGCTTCCGTTTTATAGCGATGACGGCGATGAAATTGCTACTGTATATGTTGCTAGTATAGGCGATAGAGCTTATATTGAGTTAAGATTTAGGGATAAAGTACCAACAACAGACCTTGATTATATGCGTCTTCCAGTCGTCAGTTGGATAACTGACGACCCATTCCCTGAAGTTCTGCCTTAATTTAAATAAAATGCGGTCAATTTTGGCCGCATTTTGTTACCCCGTTTTTCACACTTCCAACCGCTCGCACTGCCACATTCTCTCGATCACAATAAAGACATTATTTAACCAATAGAAACCATAGGGCTAAAATATGTCTGATGAATATCTCCATGGGGTCAAGGTAACGGAAATTGCCGAAGCCTTGCGAACACTCACCACATCATCCACTGCCGTGATCGGTTTAGTGGCAACGGCAGCAGATGCAGACGCAACTGTTTTCCCACTCAATAAACCCACTCTTTTAACAGGCATCACCGCCGAAGTCCAAGCGAAAGCCGGTAAACAAGGCACATTATCCCGTGCATTGGATGGCATTGCGGATATTGTAAATTGTAAAGTGGTCGTCATTCGTGTGGAAGAAAGTGATGACGAAAGCACAATGAAAGCAAACGTCATCGGCACAGTGGACAGTGACGGCAATTACACTGGCTTAAAAGCGTTCTTGGTATCTGCTGCCGTTTGTGGCGTGAAACCGCGTATTTTCTGCGTGCCGAAGTATGACAGCCAAGATGTCACCACCGAGCTTTTAAGCGTGGCGAAAAAATTGAATGGCTTTGTGTATGCATCGTGCGGTTCAGCAAAAACCAAAGAAGAAGCGGTGACTTATCGCCGTAATTTCTCACAGCGTGAATTAATGCTGATTTTCGGCGACTTCTTGTCGTTCAACCCGAACACCAAAGCAACCGAAGTGGATTATGCTGTTGTCCGTGCGGCGGCAATGCGTGCGTATCAAGATAAAGAATACGGCTGGCACACTTGCATTTCTAACAAAGGTTTAACTGGCGTCACTGGCGTGACTAAACCACTTTCATTTGACATTAACGACAGTGCGACCGATGTCAACTATCTGAACGAACAAGGCATCACTTGTTGCGTCAATCACAATGGCTTCAAATTATGGGGCTTACGCACCTGTTCAGCCGACAAGTTATTCATCTACGAAAACTACACCCGCACCGCACAAGTGTTGAAAGACACCATCGCACAATCTTTTGATTGGGCAGTAGATAAAAACATCAGCGTGATGTTGGTGAAAGAAATCGTGGAAGCGATCAATGCGAAATGGCGTGAATATGTAGCGAAAGGTTACTTAATCGGTGGTAAAGCGTTTATCAATGCCGAACTTAACACCGCCGCAACCTTAAAAGATGCAAAACTACTTGTGTCTTATGATTACTGCCCTGTTCCACCATTAGAACAATTAGGCTTTAACCAATACATCAGCGATGAATACCTTGTGGAATTCGCCGCAGAGATTGCCAAAGTAGGAGCATAACAAATGGCTTTACCACGTAAATTAAAACTCATGAACTTCTTGGCGGACGGTAATTCTTACCGTGGCCAAGTCACCGAAATTACCCAACCTAAATTGGCAATGAAACTGGAAGAATACCGTGCAGGCGGCATGATTGGTCCAGTGAAAGTGAATTTAGGCGTGGAAGGCTTGGAAGCGCAATTCAAAATGGGCGGTTACATGACCGAACTCATCAAAGAATTTGGCGGCAAAATTGACGGTTCAGCATTACGCTTTGCGGGTGCATACCAACAAGACGACACCGAAGAAGTCACCGCCATTGAATTGATTATGCGTGGTCGTTTCAGCGAAATTGACAACGGCACAAGCAAATCAGGCGATGACACTGAACAAAGCTACACCGTGCCATTAACCTATTACAAAATCATCGAAAACGGCAAAGATTTGGTCGAGATTGATTTGCTCAACTCAATCTTTATTGTCGGCGGTACTGACCGCTTGGCAGAGCACCGTTCAGCGATTGGCATCTAATCACCACCTAGCCCCGCAAGGGGCTTTTATTAAATCACTCCCCCACGCTTAAGCGTGGCATTTTTAAAGGTATAAAAAATGAAAAACGAAAACAGCAAAGTGATCACATTAACGAATCCGCTTGTACGTGGCGAAAACAAAATCACCGAAATCACCGTCAACAAACCAACCGTGCCGGCATTAAAAGGCTTAAAAATGTTTGATGTGTTGCAAATGGACGTGGACGCATTGCAAGTGTTACTCACACGCGTGACAAATCCTGTGTTGCATAAATCAGACTTTTCCACAATGGAAGTGGCAGACTTCACCGAGCTTGCGGCGGTGGCTGTCGGTTTTTTAGGGAAGAATTCGGAAGCGGAAGCGACCGAATAATGATTGCCGCCACGGTCGAAGATGCCATGGCGGACATTGCACTGATTTTCCATTGGCAACCACAAGCCTTTGAGCAAATGACATTTGCTGAATTAATGACATGGCGAGAAAAAGCAAGGGAACGAAATGAAACAGAAACTGATTGATTATTTATTGAATATGCCGCGGCATATTGTATGGCGTGGAATCTTTATTCTTTCCATCTCATTTTGGTTGCTTGTGATTTTCGGCATTGCATTTCTCTTTCGCTAATTCACCAAGTGCGGTCAGGAATCACGGGATTTTTTGACCGCACTTTTCTTTAGGATAAAACATGAAATCAATTCTAATCTTCTTTTTCTATTTTTTATCAATTATTGCCGTCACAGGGTACGCCACGTTTTTGATGTATCACAACATTGACGGGTGGGGTTGGATTATTTCTATTGATATTTTATTGGTGACAAAGACAATCGAAATTACGGGTGGTAAATAATGTTTCAAAACTTTGCTTTAGCCGCACTTGGTATGTTCGTTTTTACACGGCAAACAGTGCCTTTCCAAAGCTTAGACCGCACATCAACATGGCGTCATCCAACCAATGCGATTGTGGGCGCAATGCCGAAATCACAATTCACCGGAAAGGAAAGCGAAACCGTGACAATCGGCGGGCGACTTATACCCGAAATCACGGGGGGAAGATTTTCCATTAAAGCGTTGGAATTAATGGCAGACAGTGGCGGTGCCTTTCCACTGATTGACGGTGCAACCTTTGAAATCATCGGCTTTTTTGTGATCGAAAACATCCAAGAAACCCGCACAGAATTCTTTGGCGATGGCGCACCCCGTGCCATTGACTTCACCATGAACCTAAAACGCACTGACGATCCGATGTTGATTGCCATTGCAGACAGTTTAATGAGTAATCTGTAATGTTAGGCTTAGATTTTAACGACAATCACCGCACCCCCGCTTTTAAAGTGGTGATCACCACGAAAGACAACAAACAGCAGGACATCACGCAAGTGGTATCAAGCCGATTGATCAATTTGTCTTTAACCGATAATCGCGGCTTGGAAGCGGACACGCTCGACTTAGAATTATCCGACCATGACGGCAAACTGGCTTTGCCGCCACGCAATGCCACAATCAGCCTTGCCATTGGTTGGAAAGGCGCACCGCTGATTGACAAAGGGAAATATTCGGTCGATGAAGTGCAGTTTTCTGGCGGTGCATCATCTGCCGATAAGCTCACCATTCGGGCAAGAGCGGCAGATTTAAAAGGCACGTTCACCGAACAAAAAGAGCGGTCATTTCACAAAAAGAAATTAGGCGAAATCGTCAACGAAATTGCACAAGGGAACAAACTCAAAAGCCAAGTGGCGAAAGAGCTTGCAAGCCGATTAATCGACCATATCGACCAAACCAACGAAAGCGACATCAATTTGCTGACACGCCTTGCGGAAGAACACGGGGCAATGTGTACGGTGAAAAATGGCACGTTGCTCTTTATGCCATTAGGCAAAGGGAAAACCGCCACAGGGAAAGATATTCCACTGCGTAAAATCACCCGTAAAAATGGCGACAACTACAATTTTTCCATTGCTGAAAGTGAAAACTACAAAGCTGTGCGGGCGTATTGGCACGATACAGACAGCGGCAAGCGTGGCGAAGTAACAGTTGATGAAAACACCAAGATTGTGAAAAAACAGCGTATGACGAAAGGCAGAACGCTGAAAAACGGCACTGTGAAAGGCAGACGATTAAGCAAACGCAAATACAACGAAATTGAGCAACAAGAACCCATTACAAGTGACAGTTCTCAAATAAAATCACTGCGACACACCTATGCTAGCGAAAAAACCGCTATTACTGCTGCCAAATCCGCCTTTGATAAGCTTAAGCGTGGCGTGGCAACATTTAGCCTTGATCTCGCCTTTGGCGAACCTGATTTAATGCCAGAAATGCCGATTGCGCTTTCAGGCTTTAAAGCTGAAATTGACGCAACCAATTGGCTGATCACAAGAGTGACGCACAATCTTTCAGACGCTGGCTTTACCAGTCAAATTGAATGTGAATTGAAAGTGGAAGATGAAGAAGTGGAAGTGAAGAAGGAGAAAAAATAAAATGGGAATCGTAAAAAGCGTAGTTTTTCACACAAATGGCACATTTTTTAATATAGACAGCCAAGCCGATGGCCTTTGCTTAGACTTAGGCAAAAACATTGGCGTGGCTGTACTAGAAAAATGCGGCACAGAACGTGGCTATACTACATATAAAATTATAAGAATAATGACGGCAAATAGCCCACTCCCCTATTCACTAATTCAGTCAGAATTTGTTTTATGGAATCGGCAGGAAGCGATTTTAGTTGATCAATCATTTTCTGCTTATCGCTCGGGTTTAGGCTTGAGCCATCAATCACAGAGATAAGCAATTCCACTGAACTAGGATGAAGTTTAACGGTGGATACGTTCAAAATAGCGGACAATCCACCGTCATCTTCTATAAAATCAATGCCAGTGTGCGTTATGCGATAACTTGAACCTTTTTGTTCCAATAATCCGTGCGAACTTAAATAAATCAAATTTTCTCGCAAGTGTTTGAGTGTTGACATGTCTACTTTTATTTTCAAGAAAAGCTCAAACTGTTCGCTTAGATCTGGGCATTCAGCACCGTCAATACAAGTGGCATAAATTAAGCGTTCTTCAATAAAAATATCATAATGAGATTTTAAAAAATGCAAAACGTGATTTTGCAAAGTGCGGTCTATTTTCATTTTCCTAGGTTGTCCAAATTTTATAGTGATACTGAAAAACGAACAGTGGATACACGTTAAGGGTAATCCTCACCACCATTCGGGTATTTGCACCGCTTTAGCCGATTGATTGCCATCTGCCAGCCACGAAAGAAACCATATTTCCGCAAGGCTAAAATTGCATAGTTTGAACAGCTCGGTTCAAACCGACAGGCATCACGAATTTTTTGCGGTGCAAGATATTGATAAAGTAAAATAAGTTGAATACTAAGCCAAGCCATTAGTCATTTTTTTCACGTCTAAAAGTGATAACTTTATGAATCTTGGATGTTGTTTTACCACCTGAAAAGCACCCTGCAGCTTCTTCAGTAGAAAAATCATCTATCCGAAAAAACTCCCAACCTAACCTAGCCTGTTCATTCACCAGTTCTTGTAAATAGTCTGCTGCCGCAGTTTGAATATTTTTTCTTTGCGCAATAATATGTGGCGCAGCTTGAATCATTTTATATTCATATTGCATAACCAAATTCCCCTTAGGTTTGTTTTATTAAAATAAATCACCACTTCCGCCACTTCATCGGCATGCTGAATATTACCCTGCCGTGGATAAATACATCGTCATCTTGCGTGAATGTCCATTCTTTGTATGTTGGGTTGTCGGAAATGACGAGCATTTCTTTTCCCACTTTTTGCAAACGCTTGATAAATGTTTGGCCGTCAAAGGTGAAAACATAAAGACCATCGGCGGCAAAGTAATTTTCGGAAATATCCACATAAAGCAGATCGCCGCTTTCAAGGGTTGGCGCCATGCTGTCGCCTTTTACGGTGATCAACTTCAAATGTTTTGCATCAGCACGTCCGAATTGTTGACGGAAGAACGTTAAATCAAATTCTTGTGAAAGTAAGCCTTGTTCGGTTGGGCTTAAATACGCCCCGTTTCCGGCACTCGCTTCCACGTCCAAAATATCAATCCGCACTGTGTTTGGGTTTTGCGGTTCGCTCACTTCTACAATGCGATAAGACGGGTCAGGGTCGCCTTCCCCTGTTTTTAGCCAATGCGGGTCCACATTAAGTGCGGCCGCAATTTCTAAAATATTTTTAGGGTTTAATGTTTCGCCACGGACTATTTTCCCGATTGCCTGTTGAGAAACGCCAACTTTTTTTGCAAAAGCGTTAACTGAAAGGCGGTTTTCGTCCAATAAATTTGTAAGGCGAGTTGCTAAATCTGACATAAAAATCTCCTATTTGTGGAATTTACAACTTAAGTTTTAAAAAAACAAGTGAATAATAGTTGCAAATAGTTAACTTTGGTAGTAATATTCGTTTTAACTTAAGTTACAAGGTGATTTTTATGAACGGAATTAAACAAGCAGTTGCACTTTGCAACGGGCAATCTTCCCTTGCGAGAGCTTGCGGAGTGAGCCAAACAGCGGTGCTTAAGTGGCTTTGCGGTGGGAAAATGGATGTGAAATATATTCCCGCCATTATCAAAGCAACAGAAGGCAAAGTAAGAGCCGAAGATTTACGCCCCGATGTGGATTGGGCAGTGATTCGGAATAGTTAAATAGAAAAGGTGGTGTGTATGTGTGAAACAGCAATTCAAGCGAGCGGAAAATTTCTTCTTCGCAAAACAAAAGACGGCAAATACCGTCTTTCGTTCACGTTATTTTATGACGATTCTACTTCTGTAGAACATCTTCAAGCGCGTCAAATATTGCTTCAATCTTTTCTGCTTGATCTTCATCAAGAGAAAAATTGTTTAGATGCTGGTCGCGTATGTATTCGTAATAGTGCTGAAGTGCTTGCTGCTGCTCGTCAGTTTTATGATGCAAGAAAAGCGCAAGAATCTGCTCAAGTGCGTGAATGCGTAGGCGATTTTGTGAATTTTCTACGGTCAATTCGATAAATTGTTCTTCATTCATAGTGTCGGTTCCTTTGTTAATCGTGAATAAATCAAATTGAGTATAACAAATTAGGTGGGTAAATAGTGAACGTAGATCATAAATGCGCAAATTGCGGAAGCAACAACATCCGTGTGCGAACTTCCGAAAAGATCGGTTTGTTGTCAATCGACGTGTTGGCTTACTGCAACAACTGCGGCACAGAATTAAGAGTGCAAAGCCAAATTACAAGAGTAAGAACGCCAATCTATAACGACCGCCCAGAAGCATTAAGTGCGAATAAGCCGTTAAATCAGATTGACGAGCGTCAGCAAGAAATCGACATCTAGTCTTTAACTTCAATCAAGATTTTTAAACACAGTCGTTTGAAGAAATTCATGCGACAGGATTTTTGCAACCAAAATTTAGGGAGAACAAGAAAATGTCACGTAAAAACTATGTGTACGACAACGGGAAAACACACAAAGAACGTGTGAATGTGTATCAGTTAGAAAAACGTGTAAAAGCGTTGGAAGTACAGAACCAAGCAATTAAACGTCATCTTCAACATCAAATCAACTTAAACCAACAACAAGTGCTATTGAATGAAACACTTTCCGACCGTGTGGCACTGCTTGAAAAAGCAAGTTGGAGCAAGCAAGGGATGTTTGGCCGTTGGTTAAGTTGGGTTCAAGGGAAATAAGCAAGGGGGCGTGTGATGTACGTTTCAGGCAAAGAAAGTGCGGCGGCAAAATTCTGCAAAGAAAATCAAATTGCGGTTGAGCCTGTGCAAAGTTGGGGCGATTGCCGCCATGTGATCGGTAAAAGTCGCTATCGCGTGGAATACGCTTTCAGCAACCTTTCACAAGGCGAAAGAGAAATCCTGTTGGCAATGGCAGAACTCGACATCAATGATTTAGTTAGCACCACATTTTCAGGCGAGAAACTACACCACTACACCGAAAACGGACAACGCAAAATCGCCAAGGCGTTTCGCAAAGTGCGGTTGATTTCGGGGATGTTTCCGAAAGGCATTACCGAACGCGAATTCACATTGATTGATAAAGCATTGAATTAGGGGGAAGTATGGCAACCGTTATTTTAAGTCGTGGCGCATTGAGCATTGTGGCAAAGGAATATTATCAAAAACTCGATAAGGCACAGGAAAAATTATTCGCTTACATCTATCACTTAGACAAAGGCGATGAAGAACAAGCAAGACAAGCATTTAATGAATTTATTGAAAACGGAGACTTGGCGACAAAAGCACGCCAAATCTTTTTACAAAAATACAGAGATTGGGAGCAATGGCAAGCCAATCCACGGAGAAAAACAGCATGAGAACAAAATTCATCGCCTTTAGAACGGCAAGCGAAACTGCAGCAGAAGCAGAACGTGCCGAACAATATTTAAAAGCCGCACAATTTTGGCGCAAAGCCTATCAGTTAGCACCAAGTACGCAGGATGAAGATTGGTGCTTTGCACGTGCAGATCGTTGTTTTAAAGCCGCCATTGATACAGGCGCAATCAAGGTAAGAAAAAGCAGACAGTTAGATTTCAAGGATTTTTTGGAGAAAGGCAATGAGTGATTTTTTCATTGGATTAGCGGTGGTGATGTTGGGCTGTTTTATGGCCGCCGCATTATTAGATGCCGCCTTGTGTTGGTTGGCAAGTTGGATAAGTAAGCACTTTTAAGGAGAAAACAAAATGAGTACCGATATTTACATCAATTTAGATTGCGGAGCCGAATTACAAATCACCAAGATTGGCGACCGCTTTCAAGTGTTAGAGATTGTCGCAGATAGTGACGGTTGGCGAAAACAAAAAGCAAGAGTGATTGGGCGATTACACAACACCATCATTGGCGCAGTGAATGAAGTCCGCAACTTTGCCTTAGCACAATATGAAGTGCTTTCACTCACTGAAATGGAAAGTGCGATTAACTCAACCAATCAAGCCATTAAAGATTACTTTGATCAGCACAATGAATATTTAGCAAACTTACAAAGAGCATAGAAATAAAATGATGAACTGGGAGCAACAACGAGACAATAACATCGCTAAACGTGATTCAGCGATGGAAGAAGCTCGTTTGGCAAGAATGGAAAGTGCGGCTAAAACTCACCGCACTTTAGACTTGCCGCAAGCAACTGCCGCACAAATTGAGCTGTTTGCGGTTGCGCCTAATCATTTTGATTATGTTGAAAAACTGCTTTCAGATTTACCACGCAAACGCCAACGTGAACACTTCCGCAATGTGTGGTTGCGTGCTTATCGCAGTGTGAAAGATGATGGGTCAATTAGTTTTAACTTAGGCAATAAACAAGCCCGCATTGCCAACACCACCTTGCGTGATGTGTTGACCAATCGTTTGGAAGCCGTTTTTGAGCAATATCGCATTTCTGTTTCGTGGTTGCTTGAACGCAAACACTATTCAGCCAATTTGGCCATGCAAAAGCCTGTGGATAGTAAAGGCTTGCATTTCTACCTATTAGGCGAACGCCAATTAAAAGAAATCGCCTACAAACTCGCCTTGCACTTTAACGGATTGCAAAGCGATTTCGTGGAAGATTGCGCCAATCAAAAAGCCGTTGGGCTATTAAGTGCGGTCGATTTTTCACGTTTAAGCAGTGAACTGCACCGCCTTTGTGCTGATGTTTGCAAAAACATTGGCTTTCCACTTAAAAGCCAACACCGCCTAGAAGAAGGCAAACGCCTTTCTGTGCAACAACAAGAAGGCGAATTGTTGCGTGTGGTATGCGAAAAATACTGGTTCCGCACATTACGCAGCACACAAAAACGCCTTATCGAGCATTTTGCGATTGGTTGCGGTGAAGTATCGGCAAAAGTTAGCCCTTACATTTCAACAGGCGCATTGAGCGATTACCGCAATCAACAAAAAGCCAATCTTGAATATTTAAAACAGATGATTATTGAAAACATTGACGATCCATCCGAACAGGTGGAATTGATGGCGATGTGGCAAAAATCTTCCGGTAATCCTGCCATCCGTTTTAACGAGATGATGAACCGCTTGCGTGGCGTGGACGAATGGGCAACGGAAAAAGGCTATGTGTCATTGTTCTTAACCATGACCGCCCCTTCATCGTTCCATGCGACACACAACAACGGCACAAATAACAAAAAATGGAAAGGTGCAGACCCACGCACAACGCACGCTTATTTAAGCAAGAATTGGGCGCAGTTGCGGGCATTGTTTGCCAAACGTGGCATCGGCTTTTTTGGTATGCGTGGCGTTGAACCGCACCATGACGCCACTCCACACTGGCACTTGCTTGTGTATGTGAAAGCGGAAGATAAAGAAGAAGTGATCCGTTTATTTAAATCAAAAGCTTTAGAGCTAGACGGCGATGAATTTGGGGCGAAAAAACACCGCTGCAGAGTAGATGAAATTGACCCTGCAAAAGGTTCTGCCGTTTCTTATATTGCGAAATACATTGCAAAAAATATTTATGCGGGCAATCAGAAAGACGAAACATCAGACGAAGTGGAAGGCTTGAAACTTGACGAAAACGTGCAACGTGTGCGTGCGTGGGCGAACCTTTGGGGCATTCGTCAATTCCAGTTTTACGGCAATCCGCCAATTTCTGTGTGGCGTGAATTACGCAAATTAGAGAAATGGCAGTTGGATGATGTGGATGATAAGACCATTGCAGACGCGCAAGCAGTTTGTGATGTGTCTTGTTTTGCAAGCTATTTAGAGTTGCAAGGGGGCGCAATGGCTAAACGTGAAGATCAGCCGTTATGCGTAGAATATGAAGAAAGCGAGCCGAACCAATACGGCGAAACAAGAAAGAAAATTGTGGGGGTGAAAAATCGCTTTAGTTTAGCAAGCATCAGAACAAAATTAAAAAATTGGGTTATCAAAAAAGGCACAGTGGCAGATGTTGCAACTGATGCCAATGCGGAGACCACCGAAACAAACAAGGAGCGTAGCGACGCTTGGACTTGTGTCAGTAACTGTAACCGTTCAGAAATTGAACAAAAGGTAAAAAATGCACTTTTACCGGTCGGATTTATGATTAATAGCTCGCAAATTGATCTGTTAATCAAACATAAGCGGTTACGGATTAATGACTTTCAGTGGATTTGTTATGAAAACGACAATGTTTTCATTAAAGAAGAAAAAATACCACTCTTTTCTGTGAAAAAATTTAGTCAGAAAGTGACTGGATTTTTGGAAAGATTGGGGAAAATGTAGGTGAATTATGAGAAAAATTATTCAAATTGCAGTGGCTAAATGTATGGCTTATGACAATGACTGTGGTGATTTAGAGCAATCGGAAACAATTGTTGCACTGTGCAATGACGGGACATTATGGCGTAGATGGTTAAGCGCTGCAGGTGCTAATAGAAATGAACCAAAATGGGTAAAGATTGAAAATATTCCACAAGATTAAGGAGAAAATAACATGTCAGATTTAACACAACTTATTAAAAATATCGAAAATTGGGCAGAAGCTCGCAATTTGATTGAAGGTTCCACACCGAAAAAACAATTCATCAAATTAATGGAAGAATTCGGGGAGCTATGCAGTGGCGTATCTAAAAATAAAATTGATGTGGTGAAAGATAGCATCGGGGATTGCTTTGTGGTGATGGTGATTTTGGCCGCACAACGCAAGAAAGATGAAATGCTTTCAGCGGATGACGTTGCTGCATTTACTGAACCATACGGCAACAATAAAGTTGATATTGAAGATCATTTAATTAATTCATTGTATGCGTTGCATCTTTTAAGCCATGAGTTAAGCAGTCATGCAAATATTAGTGTTTTTTTTATGACATGCTTTGTTCAACTGTTAGAAGTTACAGATCATTTTGATTTAAATATACACGATTGTGCGCAAGCGGCATGGGATGAAATCAAAGACCGCAAAGGGCGTATGATTGACGGCGTGTTTGTGAAAGAAGGTGATTTATAATGGAACGTTATTTTTCAATAAAAGAGATCGTGCAGACTGGCATTTGTTCAGAAGCGACCGTGAAACGTTGGATTTCTAGTGGCAAGTTAAAGTCTTATAAATTCGGTCGCTCCCGCAAGATTGCGGAAAGCGACTTGAACGAATACATTAAGACTTGTCGGCAATAATTTCTTTGAATAAACCATTCGCACATTTTTCAACATAGTTGGCCCATTCTTGAAACGTCTTTAATCTGTAAGGAAGATATTCCGCCCGATTATAGGCGTTTCGTATTTCATCGGAATTCAAATGGCTTAGACAAATTTCGATGACTTCTTTATCTAAGCCGAGTTCTAGGCGATTATCATTGCAATAACTGCTGAATATTGACCGAATACCATGATTTGTCATGGTGCCTTTGTATTTGCCGCCGTCCATTGTTTTTATCACTTCATTCGGCGTTTGGCTGTTGATATGCTTTTCGTTTCTCGCCTTTGATAAAGTGGACGGGAATAAATATTCCTTGTTTGTGTGTTGCTTGATGTATGAAAGCAAGGTTTCTGCCTGTTTGCTTAATGGCACAAGGTGCAGGCGCTCCCCTTTCCCGCCTTTTGAAATGACTACTTGCCACACTTTGCCATTCGGTAAATTCTCGTGTTCGATGATGTCAGAATATTTCGCTCTGACGGTTTCACTTGCTCTTGTGGCGTTGAGCAATCCCCACAAAATCGCAAGTCGCACCGTTTGGGATATGTTGGCCCGTGCAAGGCTGATCATAAATTCCGGTAACGCTTTGTAATGAATTGACGGGTGATGTTTGTTTTTATTCACTGCAGGGAGATCATCGCCAAGATATTTCCATTTGTTGTTTTCCCAATATTCAAAACGTTCGGCATATTCTGCGATTGATTTTAAAACCAAATAACGCTTTTTCAATTCAGCCGTTGCACCTGATTGGCGATGCGGTTCAAGCACGGATAAGCCGTGTTTTAATGTCAACTCTTTGAAAGGTACGTTACCAATTAAATCAATGGCGGCATTGACACGTCTTTCTGTATCAATCTTTGTCTTTTCTGTGTAATTACCTTGTTCTTTGCCGATTTTCGCACGATAGAGCAACCATTCATTTGCAACATGGGCAAATGTGCTTTGCTGTTCTTTTAGTGCGTCTATGGCTTGTTTGCGCTCAAATTCGTGCGGGTCAATCTTATTGGCTAAAAGTTGGCGAAATTCGAGTGCTTTTTGACGAGCATCTTTAAGCGATACTGCAGGATAAGTACCGATTGTTTTTTCAGTGCGCTTTAATGTGTAGGGGCGTTTGTAATTAAACACCCACGTTTTCACACCGTTTGGCTTGACGACAAGTTTCAGCCCTTCCCCATCGAATAAATAATAGATCTTTTCTGCCGCCTTGGCGTTGTTTACCTGTGCAATGGTTAGCTGTTTGATGATTTTTGCCATGGTAGGAATTTAATAAAATGGTAGTAAGATTTTGCGCATTGTAAGTTCTTACTTCCATTTTTACTACTAAAAAATGTGATCGTTTGTGAAATTAACTGATCTTTTAAGCAGTATTAAGACACCAAATAAAAACGGTCAAACTATTGATTTTTCAATAAATTTGACCGTTTGTGATCTTTTGTGATGTTGTTTAGTGGTGGAGCTGGCGGGAGTTGAACCCGCGTCCGAAATTACTCTACCTTCAGTACTACACGTTTAGTCTCGTCTTTAATTTCACTTAAGCATGCGGACAGACACGCTAAACTTAAGCTAGTTTGATTCAATTTAGTGCTTCG